TCTTGACCTTCTTCATTAATTTTAGAAACATCACGTGTTGCTGGATTAAGATAACCATCAATCCATCTGCCTAATCCCATGCCTAAACGGCGTTGGTCACGTGCTACGGCTACACCACTACGGAAATATTGAATTCCATTAACACGACCACCTAGTAAAAGATTAACATTTTCTACTTTACCAAAATAATCAACAGCAGATTTAGCATCAACAATTTCGGTTTTAAGTAATCCTTCAATTGCGCCATCTTCGTTAAATGTTGGAAAATCTTTTTTAAATCCTCTAACAGCAGTAGAACGTTCTGCGGAACCCGCTGGTAATTCTCTTATATTTTCTAAACGTTTACCAGCATCATCCCATAACATTGCAAGTCCAGGATATTTTACAAAAACATCTTTAACCCCAGCAGCGCCAAATTCTTTAACTTGCTTTGCAATCTTTTCGCCTTGTTTAACTCCACCAAATATTTTACTTGTTCCAAATGTTAAGTAGGTTAATGGGTCTACCACAAGTTGATATGTAAAATCAATTACACCAGAACCAAACTTTTGTCCCTTATCAATAAATTCTTCTTCTCCACTTAAAACTTGTGTTTTAGTTGGTTTAGTATCAAACATTCTAAATATGTCACGACCAGGTGATACTTGAGAATAACTTACAGCATCTTTTACTTGTTTAAATAATTTAGGGTCATTGTATAATTCTTCTAATGCTTTAAGTTTATTAGCATTTAACTCGCCACCTTTGGCAATAATTTCACCTGGCTTTAATCCAGCAATTAAACCCTTAGCGATTTCTACGCGTTCTTCGCCAAAGTATTCAATTGCTTGATTTAACGCACCTTGGTCATAAACTCTACGACCATCCCAAGCATCAGTCCAGGTTTGTTTGTTAAACATACCTTCGCCTTGTGCAGCCTGACGCGCAACTAGGTATGGGGTATTAATAGCCCTAGTCCACTGACCTGCTGCTTTAAATAAACCAATTAAAGGAGATGCTAAAACCTTAGCAGTATCAACGATACCACCAATTGCTTTTTCTTTTAAAGTATCATCTTCTTCTGCATAGGCAGCATTAGGATAAAGAAATTTAATTTTTTCTTGTGCTGCTGGTTCTAAATCAAAAAATACTTTTTTTGCCTCTTCAGTAGGCAATCTCATTAACTCTTTATTTTTTTGAACAGTAAAACTAAACTCTTCTAACTGCAGTTTTTGGGCATCATTAATATTGCTTTGCTTTGCTGCTGAGTAAAGATTAGGATTTGTTTTTGCTACAACAAAATTTATCGAGTTAGCCATTAGTAACCTTCGTCAACTAATGCTCTATAAATTAATTCTGTTTCTCCTGTTGTGTCAAATCTAATAAGTTGTCTTAAAGTATCTGTAAGGCTTCCCGTTTCTCCAGGTCGGTCCATCATTACTTCTGAACCAGGACCAGGACCAGTGTTAACGCCAGATGTAATAGGCTCACTTGGTCTTTGAGTTGGAGCCATCAAAGGAGTTACGTCAACCATTGGTTGTTGAGCACTAGACATAGGTGCTGCTGTTTGTTGGTCATATGTTGCTTGACCTTCACCATAAGGAAGCCCAGGAATATATGTAGCAGGTTGAGATGGTCCACCATCAGTGCGTTGTGATAATGCTCCTGGTCCACTTACTGGTGCAGGATTTTCAGGCTTGCGGTATCCACCTTGTTCCATTAGTCCTCATCCTCATCATCATATTCAAAAGGGTCAATTACATTAGGTATTTCAGGAAGTAGCCAGTCAGGATATGCAGAACGAATCTCTAAAATTCCTAAAGATAATTCAACAGAAAATCCAGCCTTGCGTAAGGCTTTATAATATTCATTTATTGCAATTGCATAAATTTCTAAAGCAGTATAGTTTTCATCTTTAACAGTTCTGACTGTCTTTTTTTTAGCAGCCATTTTAAATTGCTCTTTGTTGTTTTATTCCAGCGCTTCCAGTTGCTCTGCCACCAGAAGTAAGTTGTGATAATAATGTTTGTATATCTGGTCTTGCTTGTTGTTCTGAAGGAACGCCTCCAACTGGCGCTTCAGGAGCAACGGGGACAGGTTGCTCAACCGATTCAGTAGCACCAGGTGGAGGATTCTGTGGGGCAAAGACATCTTCAATAATGTCTTCTATATTTTTCCCAGTTCTACGTCCCTTAATTACATCTGCAATACGTTTAATAATTAAACTTGGGTCTTGTCCTTGTGTTGCCATTTGCGGAATTGCTTGCGTATATGCTTGAATAGAATTAATTAAAGAAGAACGCATTGTTTCAATTTCAATTTTTTCTTGTTCTTGTGTTACGTTAATTCCAAATGGAAGTTCACGCATAGCCATATCCTTAGAGATTAATCCACCACCAAGTGCTTGCAACATAAAGATAAGTCCTTGTGCTGGATTAAGACCAGCAAGCATTCCATAACGGACATCGCAAGAGTAGTCACCCTTAATATCTTTTGTTGGCGTGTATTCAACTTCATAAGGAGAACCAGCGTCTACGCCACGAATAGTTTTTGTCTCAGGGAATATTAATTCATCAACCTGAAAACAAATAGTTATAATATCTCGTAGGCATGCTGCAAAGATTGCTTGAGCAGATTTAACCTGAGTATCAAAGGCTCCCATAAGAGCCTGAACACCTTGTCCCGTAACAACAGATGCATCAATATTTCCTGTTCTTGATTCAGGATAACGAGAACCTACCCGCAGTTCTTGGTTTAAAATATTTTGCTCTGTAAATGCGCCTGCAGGTATATTTAAATCTACACGGCGCACACCTGCTGGGTTAGCAGTTCTAATAACTGAATCGCCACCAAGTTGTAGTTCTTGAACATCTTGCGGTAAAACAATTGGTGCTTGAACTGACTTCTCTGCTGCTTCCATCGCAAGTAATGCGAACCTGTTACGAAGCAACTGAATGCCTAGAACATCATCAAATTGTCCACGCATTTCGCCATCAATAGAAGGCTTACGCGCTACAACAACCATCATTTTACCAATTGGGTTTGCAGCCAAAGATAAAATTAAATTATCTCTTGCAGGAATATATACAAGAGATTGGTCTTTATCGTAGTAGCGAATCATTTCAATTTCAGCATTTAAGTTCTGGTTATATCTTTCAGGACCTAGCAACTGAATTTCAAACTCTGGGAATTGGGAAACCAATTCACCCAAAGTCTGTGTGTAGCGTTTAGCAAAAGCGATGCAACGTCCATAGCGGTCAAATTCTGGGTAAGCCCCAATTGGATTTTCTATGCGGATACGTGGCAGTTTGCTTTCTTCGTCTAATTCAATAATGAAAGGGACGAAACCGTATGTTAAATACCAGTCAGCACCAGAATACATATGGACTGATAGGTCAGAGTGTTGGAAATAATTAGAGGCAATGCGAGTGCGCTTGTCAGCAAATTGACGAGCACGGTCTGATACTTGGTTTGCCGCTGAACAGTTTACTGCTGGTAGCGGAGCCATAACCTCTGAAAGGTCACGGGCTACAATATCAATAAAGTTAGCAACTACGTTTGCATCTACACCTTCAGGAAAAAATTCAGGATAGACTTCAGAAATATGTCCTTTACGCACAGCAAGAACATCAAGGCTGCGGGCATCACGCTCGCGACTTCTATGGCGAAGAGAACTAACCCTTGCTGCCACTTGCTCCATTGTTAATGCCATTGTTGTCCTATCCGTAAGTTTCTTGCCATTGCTCTGCAAAGGCTTCGTCTAAATTAATTGAACCACGTCTATCCATTTGAGCACGTGTAGCCCATCGATTGTAAGCATGTGATACGCCACGATTAGCATTTTGCATAAGTTCGCGACAGCGAATAACTGCAAACCACAAAGCCATAACGCAGTCTGTCTTGCCTCTAGTATCAGGTCTCCAAGTCAACAACTGTTGAGTTAAAGCCTTAATACCTTCAGAGTTTTCTGATGAAGGTAATTCTATTATATTGTTTTTCTGGAACTTATCTTCTCGCACAGTCCCAAACAATGTAGACATTGATGCGACACCGAAGGATGTGTCCCATTTATTTTTTCCTGTAAAGTGAGCATCAAGCCGAACGCCGTAAGAAGCAAGCCAGTTTCGTAATTCGTCGTCGAGCGAGTAGGCTTTTTGGTGGGCGTTGATTTCAACCCGTAATTCTTGCGGTTTATATTTTTGAACCAGTTCTTCAATTGTCGCCCTAATCTTTTGTGGTGTTGGTTCTGACATATTTACGCAGTCAAGAACATAAATCTTTCCATCTGCTCGGTTATAAGCAACTACAACAAATGCAGCGTTACCAGCCATAGCAGGGTCAAAGCCAATTACAGTATGAGTTTCTATTTGCGTAGGATGCCCTACAGCACCTCTTTGTAAGATTCCTTTTTTGCGTGCCCCGTTAGTGCTTCCCGCAACCAATACTGATGGGAAGATGGAGTCTTCTTGGATGTCTTCTTGTTGATAGACAAGCGCCCAGGTTGATGGCGTAACTTCGCTTCTTCTTTTAAATAAGGCTGGACCATCCCATTTCGGGAAGAAGCCGTTTTCTTTAGGAGTATCAGTGTCCCCATCCCACGGGACATCCGACTCTGCCCAGAGTGTGACCCAATCTTCAGGTTTCTCCGCATACTCCAAAACCGCAGGCATACCCATGTAAGTAAAAGGAGTGCGACCACCGCTCCAATGCTTAGGATTACGGAGTTCTTTATAGAGGTCATTCGCTGCAATTCGTGTCCCTACGACTAACAATTTACCGTTTTTACCCAGACGGGTAATAACTTCTTTTTGTAACCAGTCCATCTGCTTTTCCCACTCATGTGCATTAGCAGTGGTAATACAGTCGTCTAAAATAATTAAGTCGGCGCGAGCGCCATAAATCTGACCACCCATACCTAGTGCCTGGAGGGTTGGGTCCTTTTCACTTGAGTTACGAGCATCGCCCCCAAGGTAGACTGTATCGGTTCGCCAAGTGTCTGCATCACCTTTCCAACTGCCGTCAGGACCATATGCGGTCTGCAGTTTCAGCCAGCGTGGATGTGATAGTCGTTGCTTGATTGCGTAGACGAATTCTCTCGCCTTATTTAAAGTCTTAGACACCACGATAATTCGGATGTTTGGGTTGAGGGCAATTCTATAGGTAGAGTAGTTCACCGTGATAACGGTGGACTTAGCATGCTCTGGTGGCACATTGACCAACAGACGGTTACTCTCACCTGGCTCGTATTTCATTGACGGGTGCAACCATGACGGTTCGCGCCCTTCCAATAAGTCAACCCAGTCTTGATGATGGGGAAAGACTGTCTGGTCAAGAAATGCTTTTGAGAAGTCCTTGAAGGGCATGGACTCTTTCTCCACACCCATAGCATCAAAGGATTGCCTTTGTCCCTCTTCTTTTGCGGCTTCCAAATCTGCGGCGAAGATGGGGTCCCGATTCATCCATTGCCGAATGGTATCTGGCTTCTTGTTCACAAGAGCCATTGCTGCTGGGATAGTAACCCCAGACCTTATGGCATTGAGCACTTGCTCCTTGGAGGCGGCTAGTCCTTTAACAAGGTGGTGCTCACTTCCCTTTTGAAACCCTGCCATATTGTCCCAACTGTCCTGTAGGCAGACTATGCCCACCCTATAATATTCTGTTTGTCCAGTAGTTTGTAACAGAGTGAAGAACTCCTAAAAAGAGTTCTGAACTAATAAAAAACTCTACATCTATATTAACCTGTTCAAACTGCTAAAACGAACACTTTGTGACTGAAGTCACTAGAAACAGACCTAAATAGCCTATATATCCCCCTGTAACTATACTGACAGAATATTTTTGATAGAGATACTGTAGTATAGTTGGTGCTGTATTAAACAGTCTGGGGTCATGTATGACCCTGTAGACTGTTTAATTGTGGTGCTATAGGAGTATAGTTGGCTATATGGCTGACTGTAGAGCCTGCTGGGCTGACAGGGGGCATACTATCCTACTAAGTTTAACTGGTATATATCTACCTATGAATAGTATCCCAGTTCTCCTATGTGCTATTGCGTTCTGAACCTAGCACCGCCACCTAATCTGTTGGGCATAGGGATGCCCACAGATTTCAGCATCAACCGTCTGTCCTGCCGAGTCGCTCCGATGTATCGTCTGTGTCGCAACGCGGAAGTATGAGGTTCAATACTCTCCGCATTATCGCCAGCAATCACGGACCGAACTGATGAGGCTCAACGCTTGCGCCCCATTAGGCTGTCATGATTATATCTGCATGCGATATCATTACTGCCTTTGCTGATACGCCCCGCGCTGGTGCACAATTGTCAGCACCCTTGCTAAATCGACTCTCATGGGCATGGTATACCTAAGCGCTCCCCGTGTAGGTCAATGCACGGTGATGCGCCGCGCAATCTGGCAGGGAACCTGGCTTGCGTCAATTGCCACGCCCCGCCCTTGGCGGGCGTGTCATATGACGCTGGCACCAGAACCCCTGCCTGATGCTGCTCTGCTCAACCGAGCAATTGACAACTACACAGGAAGCAGGTATATCATGTCCAATCAAGTCGAATTTAGCGGTGCTGAAATTGCACACTGCGCAGTTCGTATTGCAAAGTCTGGTAATGAATACGCAAGCGGAATAATCATTCTGCGTAATGAGGCTGGCAAGTTTGAGTCCTCACATCAGTTTCGTTCCTTCGATGCAGTCGATGTGCTGCGTGGTATTGAACTTCAATACTTCGCTAAAGACGCTCCACAGGCTGATACTTCAGGAGGCGACCTCGCCCTTGAACTAGACGGAGATGCTGAAACCCGCGAGCGGAAAGCAGTAGTCACTGCTCCCCGCCCACAGGTTAAGGTGTCGGGCTGGTTCAAAACTAGCAAAAGCCCAAAGGGAACTTGGGACACTGTATTCATGGTAGATACAGTTACCATTTAACCTTAGTAGAAAAACCCTCTCCAAAAGAGAGGGTTTTTTTATGCCCACCTGTTGGTAATGGTGGGGTAAGACGGTGCTGTCAGGGTGATAGCGCACGGATAACTACTAGAAAAGTAGTAATCATGTCAAAGCAATGTGATTATCCAGTTCACCATAATGGTGGCTGTATGTGTGGCGTAACCTTACTTACTAGAAATTTCAACATCGCTAGTAATTGTTGGACATGCACGACTGAGTTTGCAGATGATATGCATTCATATCAGCCTATACAGAAAGAGATTATGTCATTAAGATTAATTTAGTCTTAATGATTCTAATAGAAGTTCAACCTGCTGAGCAGAGTGCCAGCAGGTTTCACAGAAAAGGAGAAAGAAATGAGTAACGAATATACATCGAACGGTATCAATGTAACAACACAATGCGATGACTGCATATACCTAGATGACTATGATGTAATGTGCAGACCATGCATAGAGATGCAGGAGTCCAGGCTTGCCGACATGGCGCATCAACTAGTTGATGAAGGTAATGATATATATCAGCATCCTTGGACAAGAATACAGGATAACCCAAGTAATAGTGATTGGGTTGGTTCACAAACAGTAACAGGTAAAGCAGGTAAGATAGTTAAGATGATAGAGATATGGGATGACAACTGTCATCTTGTAGAACTAAGCGTTAAGTTCCTAGATAACGATGAGGAACTTACAATACGACATGAGTTCTTACCACCTATTGCACAATTGATAGATGGTGGCACGCTTGATAATCTATGGGAACTAGATGATTATACTCAGTCTAAGCGTGAAACACAGTGTCCTTGGTGTTGGTTACTTACTCCTAAGCAATTCAATGATTGCCAAGATTGTGACCAACCATTAGAAAGTAATGTAAGATAAATCAAATAAGGCAAACTGCCCTGAGCCTAACGGCAGGGCAGTCTGCC